AGTTTTCCCCGTAATCATGAACCTTCAAATTGAAGATGAAGATTTAGAATATGCGGAGGAGGATGAAGATTAATGTCTCAAAGATTTTGTACTAAATGCGAAAGAACAATGGACGAACTTCAATTCTACACATATAAAAATGGCGAGAAAGTAGAAATATGTAAAAAGTGTATGACAATGCACATTGATAATGATAACCCAGAAACTTACATGTGGCTTTTAAAGAAGATGGACGTTCCTTACATTAAAACAGAATGGGATAGCCTACTGTACAAAGCAAAAGAAAAAGCTGGCCCCTACAAAGCTTTAACCGGAATGTCAGTGTTTGGAAAATATTTAAGCAAGATGAAGCTTAAACAATGGGGACAATATGGTTGGGAAGATACTGAAAGACTTCAAGCTGAAAAGGAAATGAAAAGTGCGGCGGCTGCCTCTCAAGCTCCACCGACCCAGTCTAAGGAAGTTTTACAAGAGATGTATGATAAGGGAGAGATTTCCGAAGCGGAATTTCTCACTCTTACTGAAGAACCTGAGTTAAGCGGTCCGCCGCAAGACCATTACTATCCAGAAAATAATCCTTATCCTATTGTTAATCTCCCCAATCCTGCGGACGACCTCACAGAAGAAGATATGGTTTATCTTGTAAATAAATGGGGGCGTCTCCATAAACCAGAACAACTTCTCTTTCTAGAAACTCTCTACAACAATATGATGGATTCTTTTGATATTCAAAGTGCGTCAAGAGAAGATGCTTTAAAGAAGTTATGTAAAACTTCTCTTAAAATGGAAGAGGCTATTGACTGCGGCGACGTAGATACTTATCAAAAATACAGCAGAGTATATGATCTTCTTTCTAAATCTGGTAGATTCTCAGAAGCTCAAAATAAAGACCAAGCACCTAGTTTCTTAGGAAGCGTTAGTGAGCTGGTTGAATATTGTGAAAAAGAAGGAGGGTTTATTCCAAGATTTGTAGTTGATGTNCCGCAAGANATTGTAGATAGAACTATTCAAGATATGAACAGATATACTTATAANNTAGTAACTAAGGAGATGGGTCTTGGTCAACAGATTGAAGATGCAATTAAGAAGATTCAAATTCAACGTGAAATGGAAGATAATGAAGATGTTGCGACCGACCTTGATGACGCCGAGCAGGAAGTCTTAAACGATCTAGACTTTGAAGAATTCTTCGATGTAATTCAAGAAGATCGAGATGCGGACGCCGCCCTCATGGAGGGAGGGGACCAGGATGAGTCTTAGTGAATTACTGGTCCTTGGCCGCACAAAAGTTCATTCTTCTAAGAAGGGATTGTCAGAAGAAAGAATTAAAAATGTTATGCCTGAATTGCGGCGAGTGATTGCTTTTTGGCGAGAATATCCTGATCTCTTTGTAGATTTTATGGCAGGGCCAGATAGCACTTTTAGATTATTCTTTTATCAAAGAGTCTTCCTAAGAATTGCAATTAGACATCGGTATGTTTATGCAGTATTCCCCCGAGCTTATTCTAAATCATTCTTATCTATTCTGATTTTAATGATTCGATGTATTCTCTTCCCTGGAGCTAAACTCTTTATCTCCACAGGTGGTAAAGAGCAGAGTGCNACAATNGTGCGGGCGAAGGTAGAGGAGATATGTAGGCTGATTCCTGGTTTCCATAATGAAATAGACTGGACGCCTGGTAAATCTACTGCTTCAAAAGATGCCGTTAGATATACTTTTAAAAACGGCTCTGTTCTGCAGAACGTTGCGGCAAATGAGCGCTCAAGAGGTTTACGTTTCCACGGAGGACTTCTTGAAGAGTGTATCAGTATTGCACAAGATATTCTTAACGAAGTTCTTGTTCCAATGATGAACGTTTCTAGAAGTGTTAATGGGAATTTCTACCCAGAAGAAGTATTAAATAAGAGTCAATTATTTATTACAACAGCTGGATATAAAAACACATTCGCCTATGAGAAATTGATGACTATCTTTGTTAATCAAATTATCAATCCTCGAGAAGCTTTCGCAATGGGCGGAACTTGGAGAATTCCAGTCCTCGAGAAGCTGATTGATAAAAACTTTGTGCGGCAACAGAAACTTGATGGAACTTTTAATGAAGCTTCTTTTGAGAGAGAATATGAATCAATCTGGTCAGGAGATACAGACAATGCGTTCTTCTCTTCTGAGAAATTTGATAAACATAGAATTCTAAAGCAGCCAGAATATGAAGCTAGTGGACGTGCTTCTAAGAATGCTTTCTATATTCTGGGAGTTGACGTTGGTCGTAAGGGAGATACTACAGAAATTATGGTCTTTAAAGTAACTCCGCAAGCTCAAGGCTCAGCATTAAAGAATCTAGTTAACCTCTATACTTTTGAAGCAGAGCATTTTGAAACTCAAGCTATTAATATTAAGAAACTTTATTTTAAGTATAATGCGCGAACTGCGGTTATTGACGGACATGGACTAGGTTTAGGACTTGTAGACTACATGGTAAAAGATCAAATGGATGAAGATGGAAGTTTACTTCCTAATTTCGGAGTTGAAAATGATGATGATTTTGATAATATGTATAAACAGTTTAAAACTGCGGACACCATAGAGAATGCAATTTATGTTGTTAAAGCTAGCGCACCAATTAACACAGAAGCTCATACTTATGTTCAAACTCAAATTAGTAGCGGTAAAGTTAAGTTCTTAATTGATGAAAATCAAGCTAAGATTAAGTTAATGTCTACTGCAGTTGGTAAAGAAATGACGCCAGATAAGAGAGCTGATTATTTGCGGCCATTCTTCCTTACCTCGGTCTTGCGAGAACAAATGCTTAATCTCGCGCAAGAAAATGAAGGTAGTAATATTATTCTTAAACAATCTAATCGAGGGATTAAGAAAGATAAATTCTCAGCTTTTGAGTATGGCCTTTATTATACTAAAATTTTAGAGATGCGGCAGAAGCGTCGCAAGGTAAGAAATATAGGAGATATGATGTTCTTTACACCCAAAAAATAACGGACAAAACTTATTAAGTAACTCCTCCTTATTTTGAACTATAATTAGTTAAGGAAATAAAAGGAGGAGTTGCTTATGAGAGCAAGTAGAGGAGAGATTAAGATATCGGATATTTTAACTCAAAATGGCTTGCATTTTGAAGAGGAATATTCTTTTCCAGATTTAGTTAGTTCTAGTGGAAGACCTTTAAGATTTGATTTCGCTGTTTTTGACGATGAAGGTAATTTAGATTTTCTAATTGAATTTCAAGGAATCCAACACTATCAACCAAAAAGTAAGTTTGGTGGAGCTAAAGGTCTCTATAGACAAAAATACAATGATACACGTAAACGAGTTTATTGCTATCAAAATAATATTAATCTAGTTATTGTCCCTTATTGGGATGAACCAAAAGTAAATTATGATTATCTTATGAAGATGGCTGGATATTAAGAAGGAGGTGTCCTTTATATTGGATGAAAGAACTCTAGAAATTAAAGAAAAGGGTTTTAATATGACTAGTAGGAGCTACAATGAAGAATATGTTCCAACTAATTATGATAAAATTTCGGTTGGGTTAAAAACCTTAACCAACGTAACCTCTGACATTAATTATTATACTAAAGTAAACCCAAGAGCAACAAAAGAAAATGTGCTTACCGTTATTCAGAGAAAAGATATTGCACAAATGCGGGAGCTATCAGAATTCTTCTTTAATACCAGTGGTATTTATGGAAGACTTTGTAGATACTTAGCAAATCTCTATAAATATGATTGGATGGTAACACCAATCATTATTGACAAAGCGGTTCCTACAAAGAAAATTCTAGAAGGTTTTTCTAAATCTTTAAATTTCTTAGATGAATTTAGAGTGAAAAAGAACTTTGCAGAGATTGCTTTAAAAGTAGTTAAGCAGGGAGTTTATTATGGCTATAAAGTTCCTACTCCAACCACTATGGTTTTACAAGAACTTCCTGTAAAATATTGTCGCTCTAGATTCTTTTCTAATGGGCGCCCAATGGTTGAATTTAACATGAAATATTTTGATGAAACTTTTAGAGACACAGCTCTTAGATTGCAAATTCTAAAGAGCTTCCCCGCAGAGTTTCAAAAGGGGTATATTGCTTTTAAAGAAGGTAAGTTGCCTGCGGGCTCAGCTGGAGATGACCAGGGCTGGTACATGCTAGATGTTAACTACACAGTTAAGTTTAATATTAACCCAGATGATTCTCCAATGATGTTTTCTGTCATCCCCGCAATTATTGATCTAGAAGAAGCTAAAGAATTAGATAGAAAGAAGATGTTACAGCAACTTCTTAATGTTATCGTTCAGAAACTTCCTCTTGATAAGAATGGGGAATTGCTATTTGACGTTGATGAAGCTAAAGCTTTACATAACAATGCAGTGGCAATGTTAGGACAGGCTATTGGTGTAGATGTTTTAACTACGTTTGCGGAGGTTGATAATATTAANCTTGCGGANAGAGGNACAACTACTTCTACTATTGATGAAGTGAGCAAGGTTGAAAGATCGGTGTTCAATGAAGCTGGTGTTTCTCAAATGCAGTTTAACTCAACTGGAAACTTAGCTTTAAATCATTCGATATCAAATGACGAATCCTCTTTGTCAGTTCTTATTAATCAATTTGAAATATTTTTGAATGATTTACTAGAACCCTTTAATAAAAATAAGAAGAAACTCTACTACAGAGTTCAGCTCTTGTTTACTACTATTTACAATTATCAAGCACTTGCAAAACTATATAAAGAGCAAATGCAAATTGGTTTCTCTAAAATGTTGCCGCAAGTTGCTCTGGGTCAATCCCAGAATACTATTTTATCAAATGCGTATTTCGAAAATGAAATACTCGATTTGAATAGTTTGTTNGTNCCNCCNGCTATGAGTTCAACTATGAGCCCTGGTAAGACACCTACAACAGAAAAGTCTACTGGAAGACCAGAGCTTCCTGATGACGAAAAAAGTGATAAGACAATTAAAAACAAAGAAGCCATGAGTTAAGGGGGTGTATATGAGTAGATCAGTGGCGACTATTGACCATCCTCAGTTTATTAATGTTACTCCTTATAACCCATTAATTTCACAGTGTGAAATTAAAGTTCTTTACGTTGGGACTAATAGAAACCGAAGTTATATTAGCAAGGAAGTAGCTGCGGAAATGGCTAGACAATTAAAAACAAAGAAGCCATGAGTTAAGGGGGTGTATATGAGTAGATCAGTGGCGACTATTGACCATCCTCAGTTTATTAATATTACTCCTTATAACCCATTAATTTCACAATGTGAAATTAAAGTTCTTTATGTTGGGACTAATAGAAACCGAAGTTATATCAGCAAGGAAGTAGCTGCGGAAATGGCTAACTCACTTCCTGGGTCTCCTATTGTGGGATATTTTAAGGAAGAGAAGCAAGACTTTGGAGATCATGGTCAAAGAATTACTATTGATGGAGAAGGCGTTAAATTTGAAACCTTGACTAAGCCCTATGGCTTCGTTGCTCCAGACGCTCAAGTTTGGTTCCAGACTTTTGAAGATACCGATGAATTTGGAAATAGTGTTATTAGAGAATATTTAATGACTACTGGTTTCTTGTGGACGGGTCAATTCCCAGAAGCACAAAGAGTTATCGACAAAGGAAACAATCAATCTATGGAATTAGATGAAGAAACATTAAAAGGAAAATGGGCAACAGACAACAATACAGGTCTTGAATTTTTCATTATTAATGACGCGATATTTTCTAAATTAGCTATTCTAGGAGAAGATGTTGAGCCTTGTTTTGAAGGTGCTTCTATTACTGCTCCTGATGTAAGTAAGAATTTTACTTTAGAGAATACTGATTTTAGTAAAACATTATTCAGCATGATGCAAGATTTGCAAAATGCAATAAACTCAAAAGAAGGAGGATTGAATATGGAATTAGAAAATCAAGAAACCCATCTTGTAGAAGATGTTGCATTAGCATTCGAACTTGCGGAAGCTGAAAATGCTGAAAGAGCATCTGCTTCAGAAGAAGAGAGTGCAGCAGCAGGAACAGAAGAAGAAATTATTGAAGATGAAAATGTAGAAGAAGAAGAAGAGGAAGTCCTTGAAGAAGAGCAGCCTGAAGAGAATTTCGCGTTACTTCAGAGCCAGCTAGAAGAGCTACAAACTAAGTTTGCGGCGCTCGAGGCTGAGAATGCTGACCTTAAAGAATTTAAGGTAAAAGTAGAGGATGAAAAGAAAGATGAATTAATCAAGAGCTTCTATATGTTATCTGATGAAGATAAGAAAGATGTAATTACAAATAAGAGTAATTATAGCTTGGAAGAAATTGAGTCAAAGCTCGCAGTTATTTGCGTTCGCAATAAAGTAAGTTTTGAGAAAGAGGACTCTGAGGATGATACTAATGTGATTGAGGGAAGCCCCGCAATTACATTCAACTTGGAGGACGCAGCAGAAAGTGTCCCAGTTTTTGTGGAAACTTTAAGAAAAGTTAAGAAAGACTAACTCGAAGGAGGATTAAATAATGGCAAATGAACTAACTAGAGATGGATACGGGCAAGTAGAGCCTAATCATCTTTCAGCACAGAGAACTGGGCAAATTTATGCACAGCTTCCTGCGGCAGCGGCTATTACTGTTCTTGAGAACGGTATGTTCGCTAAGTATGATTATGAAAACGAAGAAGTAAACTTTACTGGCGACGGAGAGTGGATGCTTGTTTTTAATGAGGTAAAGCTTTATGGTGTTCGTGAGACCTATAAGGACTTTGCTCTTAAGGCAGCAGACGCAGTAGATGGGGTAATTGTTCCTCGTCTGTTTAAGACTAACGTTGGAGATATTTATACTACTAACTGTGTTGATCCAACCGCTGCAGTTGCAGTAGTTGGAACTCAGCTTACTCCAGGTGCGGCAGGTCTTCTTGTTGTAAAGACAACTGAAACCGAGAATATTTGGAATGTAGTTAAAGTAACCACTATGGCTGACGGTCAAGCTGCTGTCAAGCTACAACGAATCGCTTAAGGATAGGAGGGAATAAATAATGTCTTTAGAAAAGAAAGATCTTTTAAAGTTAATGACTCTTGCGGCAACCGCAGAGAAAAACTCTCCTGTAGCTTATAGCTTCGGAGATGAAAAGTTTAGTGCTACTGACCTTGACGAAGCGGTTCGTGTAGAGCTTGGCGCTCTTGCGGCAGACTATGCTACTTATCGTCAGAACCAGAACCTTATCTTCGAATTAGTTGAAAAGACTATTGATGAAGTGCTGCCAAAGCGTGTTCTGGAGCAGTATGGCCAGTTCGCAGAGGTTCAGACTGTTGCTCAGGGCGACAAGGCAATCTATTCACAAAGAATTTCGCAAGCTTCTCGTATGAGAGCAAAGCAATTTGTGACTAAGGTTGGACTTGCTGGTGTCTACGAAGTCTTCAAGCTTGATGGATTTAAGGTTGAAGTTGAAACTATGGCATACGGTGGAGCTGCACAAATCGGACTAGAAGAGTTCCTTGATGGCCGCATCACATTTGCGGATGTTCTTGATATCGTTCTTCTTGCTCTTGATGAAGCAGTTTATACTGAGATTGCAAAGGCGCTTATTGCAGCTACTAACAATCTTCCTGCTGCTAACAAGGTATCTGCTGGCCACTTTGATGAGGCTGCAATGGATAGCCTTGTTGCTATCGCAGATGCTTATGGTCAGGCAACCATCTACTGCACCTATGAGTTCGCAACCACTATGGTTCCTGCAGACGGATGGATTTCAGATGGAATGAAGGACACTATGTGGAATGTTGGCTATCTTGCTAATTACAAGGGTCACCGCGTAATTGTTCTTCCTCAGTCTTACACTGATGATCAGCACACCACTAAGGTTATTGATCCTAGTTATGCATGGATCATTCCTACTGGTGGAAATGACAAGCCTGTCAAGATCGCTTTCGAGGGTCAGACCCTTGTGCGCGAGGCTGAGAATCACGACTGGTCAAAGGATATTCACGTATATAAGAAGATTGGTGTTGGAACCGTACTCAGCAATAACCTTTGCCGTTACGTAAACACTGCTCTTACTACTGCGAATTACATTGATGACGCTACTAATGATGGGGCACTCCCTAGTGTATAGTTAATTAACCGCGAGGAGGGGCTAGTTCTCTAGCCTCTCCCGCATAAGAGATAAAAGGAGAATATTATGTTAGAAGAAACTACTTTAGTTGATGTAACCAATTTAAGTGGATCGCCCGTGGTTTATAGAGTTCCAGAACTAAATGTGCGGAGAGTCTTTAACAAAGGTGAAACAAAAAAGGTTGCTGTTAAAGAGCTTAGAGCTCTTGAGTACCTGCCAGGAGGAAATGTATTAATTAGAGAATATCTTTCTATTGCGAATGATGAACTACTCCAAGAGTTTGGGATTATTCCTGAACCTGAGTACCATTGGACAGAGAAAGACGTGCGCGAGCTGCTTCTTACTGGAAGCCTAGCTCGTTTACAAGACTGTTTAGATTATGCTCCTGTAGGCGTTATAGAACAAGTTAAAGATTTAGCAGTATCATTACAAATTAATGATATGTCAAAGAGACAGGCAATCCTTGAAGCAACGGGCCTCAACGTAACTAAGGCAATTGAGATTAATCAGATTTCGAAAGAAGAGACTGAAGCTCCTGAGCCTAAAACAAAGACAAGAAGAGTATCTGCGGAAGCTGCTCCTCAAGCCGAGACCGGCCGCAGAGTAGTTGAAGATGTTCCTGTTGTTCATACAAAGTACAAAAGAGTATAGAGATAAGGAGGTGTCCGAATGGCAGAACCAGAAAACACCTCTTTCTCTACTGTCCATGACCTGTTCCTTTCCAAGGTAACAGATGACATGTATATGGAGCTTTATGTAAGAAGAAACTCTAGCTTTACTTGACACNCTATTGTATTAGTGCCATTCCTTGGTTTGAGTTTCCTAGAATAGACTTACATGATTANGATACTACTACAAGAGTATTCAATTACAGTTCTTTCAAAAGAAGAAGCAAATATTCTTGCAGTTTACATGATTGTGGAATGGATTGGCTATCAGCTTGCGAGTGTGGAGAATATTCGCATGAAATATAGCGGCCCAGACTTTAAGTTTACTTCACAAGCAAATCACCTTCTAAAAATTAAATTGCGCTCAAAGAGCAATATATTAAAGAAGGGTTTCATTTGCAAAGGCTCTACAAGAGAAGAAAAAATACAGATGGAGTAAATGACTTCCACCTTCGGAGAAATCATGGGGAGGTCATAATGAATAACTCGATTGTATCTAATGAAGCAGTTCTATCTAATTTGAATAGAATTACTAATCAAATCTATAAACTGCTTCCTTCTAGAGAAGAGGGGATTGATTGGGAGAAGCCCTTACAGACATTAATTATTGAACTTACTGGAATGAATAATTTACTAGCCGACCAAGTAAATTTATTCTCTCTTTTATGTAAACTAGAAGCACTAAAGACTTTAGATAAAGAAGAAGATTTTCTTCTTTATAGAAAAACTATCTTTGAGTGTCTTGGTTTACTAGATGAAGTTAAGAAACAATGTCAATAGACGGGTTAACTAATCTACGAACTAGATTAGACTATATAGGCGGAGCTTCTGTAAGTCGGCTTAACCGAGGGAAACTTTGGTCACTCAGAAGTGCCTTTAAAGATTCTTACCAATATGCTAAAATCCAAAATTTATCAGATAATAATTTTTATGATAGTTTGATTAATCCTGATAAATTAAAACCAGATTATGATAATAAAATCATTTCAACAGAGTTCGCGGCAGGGTTAGAAGCTGGAGATGTATTTCTCTGGATTGCGAATAATACTCACTGGATGATTTATTTACAAGAATTAACTGAAACAGCTTATTTTAGAGCTTATATCCGCAGATGTAGATATAGTGTAAAAGTAAATGATACTGATTACTATGTTTACTTGCGGGGACCAGAAGAGACCGATCAAAGATGGAACCAGAAAGCTGGAGTTATTTGGAATGATATGAATCATTCTCTTGTTATGTATGTTAAAAACAATGAAGAAACTCGAGAATTTTTTAAACGGTTCAATAAAATTAAAATTAATGGTCAAAACTGGGAAATTGCAGCTACTGATGTTTTAAGCGTAGGCGGAATTATCGAAGTTAACTTAGCAGAAGATTTCAATAACTCTTTAGAAGACCTTCAATCAATTCCTGAAATAACTCCAATTGATATAACTGTTCCTCATATAGATGGACCAGTTACATTAAAACCATTCGATACTGCAACTTATGAAATTAAGCTTGCGGCAGATGGTATTTGGAGTTTGAGTAATGACAAAGCTAAAATTATTAATTCAACTTCTACTTTTATAGAGATTGAAGTGGTAACTAGCAAATCGGGGACTTTCTCTATTCTTTATAGTAGAGAAGGACAACCAGATATTATATTACCAATAATTATTGAGTCATTATTCTAAGGAGAAAAGGAGGTTTATAATATGGTGAAACATAGTCCGTTTATTCCTGCAAGAGATTTTAATTCATCTTTTCTCTCTTGCGAAAAAGACTTGGAGGCGATCCTAAAAAAGCTTTTTATCACAAGTCGTCCGTATAGCGATCTATTAAAAAGACTACTGGTAATCAACAATAAAGATTGTTTAGATACCGGAAATGCGGCTTACGCAGACATTATCGCTAATACTGACTTGTCAGATTTAATTGAACAAGGATATATCAAAACTGCTCCAAAATTAGAATTTGGAGAACATGAAGAAATTAAGTCTTACATCATTGTAGAATTTAACAATTTTATGCCAAATTCAAATAATCCTCAATTTCGAGATAGTGTTATTGATTTTAATATCATTTGTAATACAGATTCTTGGGACTTAGGAGATTTTCAGATTAGACCCATTAAAATAATGGGCTATATTGATGGTTTGCTTAATGGAGCTAAACTAACTGGAATTGGAACGTTAGAATTTATGGGAGCCAATGAGGTTGTCTTAGACCAGAATATTTCTGGATATCTTCTTAGATATGCAGCAATACATGGGTCTGATGATAAGATTGAAGGCGAGGAGTAACCCCAATGAATGAACTTCTTCTTCTTTCTGGTAATGATATTCCTTTTTATAGCGCGAAAGTAAATATTAGACAGCCTAAGATAAAAGAGATTGCTTTAATTGGAGAAGAGAATTTTTTTGTAGGTTGTCACTTATTAAACTTTTCTAAAGATCTTCTAAAAGAAGAGGACAAAGTTAGTTTATCTGACCTTCATGATTTTGACATATTAATGTCAATACTACACGAAAAACAAGCAGAGATTTCTCGGCTTAATGTTTTAATGTTATTAACTTTAATGTTCCCTGAACATAAAGTTAAGATTGACCCCGCAAAGGGAATAATATTAACCAAAGAGAATGAAGAGTCTATTATTAATAAAGAAAATTATGAAGAATTTCGTAATTTTATTAGAGATATGTATAGACTAGATAAATTAAAAGGAGATGATTATAAGCCTGCCAATAAACGTGCGGAAGAGATTATGGAGAAAATGCGAAAAGGTAGAGAAAAAGTTGCTGCCGCGAAAGGTGAGACAGGAGCTGGGTCTATTTTTAGTAGATACATATCTATTCTAGCCGTTGGGCTTCACATGGAAATTCAAAGTTTATTAGAGAATACTGTATATCAAATATACAATCTTTTTGATAGATTTAATGCTTATCAGAACTTTGACATTAATCTTAGAGCTAGAATGGCAGGAGCCGAAGGTCTCGATGATGCTCCTAATTGGATGGGAGATCTTAAATCAATAAAGTAAAGGAATTTAATATGCCAATATTAAAGGAACATAAGGAGATTCTAGCGACAGAGAGCGCTAGTAAAACCTTGCCAGAGTGGGTAGATTTTTTTAACTCTCAGTATACCAAAAATCAAATTTATAGTTTTTGCTATCATCGAAACTATAGAATAAAAAAACTTTCTCCACAAGAAAAAAGTATTATTCAAAGTCAAAATGCTCGAAAATATAATATTAATCAAGACTATTTCAAAACTTGGTCTGCCAATATGGCATATGTTTTAGGGTTTTGGTTTGCAGACGGATGCATTTATAGTGGAAAAATGTTTGATATTACAATTCATAAAAAAGATAAATATATCTTGAAAAAAATTGCTCAAGAGTTAGAGTATGAAGGCAATCTGTTTGACTATGTAGATAGACAAGCTTCAAGAATCAATTTTAGTTGTAGAGTAATATATGATGATATTGTTGCTTTAGGAGGAGAAGAAAGAAAAAGTTTGACAATGGTTTTTCCTCCTATTCCTAAAGAGTATCTCCCAGATTTTATTCGCGGTTATTTTGATGGAGATGGATCAATTATGACTCTAAAAAATAATCGTTTAAATAGTGCTTTTACTAGTGGGAGTAAAATTTTTCTAATATCTTTATTAGAAATTTTGAAAAAAGAAGCTGGTATAGTAGGAGGGAGCTTTGATGATAGCTGTTGCTCTTTAAAATTTGGGAAAAAGGATACTTTGAGACTAGGAGAATATATGTATAAAAATAACCCAGAGTTATTTTTACTAAGAAAACGACAAAAATTCTTTAAGGAGGAATAAATATGAAATTTGGTGTGAATCTCTCGCACTAACATACCTTATCCTGTTTGTTGCAGGGGTCCGCAAGGGCTAACGGGGAACGCTAATTTTAGAAAATCCCGTGTCATTCCTTCGGGAGCGATGTAGAGACTAACGGCCTTAATAGGCTGAGTACATTAACTATTAACACGTTAATGGAAAAAGGTATGCAAATGGCACGACCATTTGTAAGAGATAGTCCATTTTATTAAATAAAATGAAGAGAAATTTGCGATGTAGTTTTTAAGGCTACTGCACCTGTTACTATTGGTAATACTACTTTCGCGGCGGGTCAGCCAGTTCTTTACATTGATACCGCAAAGACTTCAACGGTAGAG